GGGGGGGGATAGCCCTCTTGAGAAAAGTATCAATGAGTTCCTTGACTCTGAGAAATTCAAGCAATATGTAGATGGTAAGACGAAGTCCTCCGGGAATTTCCATTTGGATTTGAAGGACGTGGTCAGTATGACGGATAGTTATACGGGCAATATCTTGATCAGTCAGCAGCAAAACAGGGTCGTTACGCAGGTAAGCGAGAAAAAGATCAATTTCCGTAATCTCATGAGCGTCGATCAGGGTGATCCTGCCTTCCCGATGTTGACATGGCAGTTGATCTACGACTTGGATCGTAACGCCACTTTCGTGTCCGAGAACGGGCGGTTATCCCAATCATCCTTCAAGTTAAAGGAGGAGAGCTCGGAGGTTAAGCGTGTCGGTACCTTCCTCTATTTGTCCAAGAGATTGCTCAAATCTAGGGTATATGTTCGCTCATGGTTGATCAATCGCTTATCCTCATGGGTAAGGATGGCCGAGGATTTCCAGATCATGTTCGGCGATGGGACGGGAGATAACCTGAAGGGTATCACCAAATACGATGGCGTTAAATGCGTATCCGATATCATAACCGACGCGGTTGTCAGCGGAGAGGCCGGATCTATCAAGGGAGCGAGAAGCTACAATGGCGGAAAAGCACTATCGTGGAGTTTACCAACCCGCAGGACAAGATCGTTGACGGCCAGAAGATCAAGATCGAGGGCGTAACCACATTCACGGACCTGAACGGAACTTTCGATATCCATAAGATGAACGATCGGGAGATCATGGTAGAGGTGACTTTCACGGCTTCCGGCGTATTCACCGCCGCTACCTTCGAGGTTAAGAATAATTTCTTCAACACCGTCGCATCCCCGAACCTAGGGGACGCTGTCAAGGCTATCTTCGGTGTCATGACGTACGCTGAGTATACCCCGAATATGATCGCCATGAACCCATCCACCTTGTTTGAGATCGAGACCTTGAAGGACACGTCGGGGCGGGATTTGAATCTCGTGACGTTGGTGAACGGCGTGAAGTACGTGGCCGGAAGACCCGTTGTCGAGACCACTTGTATCATGCCGGGGTATTATTTCGTAGGGGACATGGTTAACGGGGCCTCCTTGGTGGATTATACCTCTATCAATATCGAGTTCGCCGATGATATCGAGAGCCGATTGAAAAACCAGACGGCGGTGATCGTGGACGAGGAGGTTATCATGCCGGTATACAACCCGTGGGCGTTCGCCTATGGCAAGTTATCCGACGTATTGACCGCTATCAAGAAATCCTCTTAATACATAATGACATGAGGGTTTCTATAATTATAACGGGTGAGGAGATGGAGGTCGACAAGGTCATTCAGGAGAATTCCATACGAAAGGAGCTTGGCATGATCGATATATCCTCAAAGACCCCGGTTGAGACAAGAAAGAGAATCCCGGACACGGATACCAAGACATCCGTCTTCGGGGACTCGAAAATGTCACTTGATGAAGATAAATAGCGATGATAATAGACAATGCGTACTTCAAGGGAGACCTTAGGATACAGGGACTCGTGATACCGGAGGACGGGGGATTCTCCAATGAGGCTTCCATAGCCATATCGGAGAACGTGGGATGGTATATCGAGACCTACGGGGACGAGTACCTCGTCTCGCTCATGGGAGGATATTATGACTCATTCGTCGATTACGCCGATAATGGCAGGAAGGGAAACGACATGTTTGATTATATCCTAGGGATATTGAGATCGAATAGGTCTCCCATGGCTATGTATGTCTATTTTCATTACCAGAGAAACGAGACGCTAATATCCGTATCCTCCACGTCCGATGACGTGGACGTGAGGCGGATATTGGCGCATACCTCCCGGATGATGACCCAAGCATGGAATAATATGGTGGATATCAACACCGGGATATCGGATCGCATAAGGGAGTCTTTCAAGGAGGACATGGATATTGACAGGAATATATTGACCCATATAAATGAGATGAATATATGAATGTCTTGGTGGATATATTCAGGGATATCGTCGCTGGCGTTTCAAAAGACGTTGGGTATATGGTCAATTACCAATTCGGCGATTGGCAATATATGGCCAAGACGCTTTCCGCCATGGGGAAGGCACCCGTAACGGCGGGAAGGAAATATCCTATGATAGGGTTATATTCCCCGTTCGACGAGGATAAATCCAACCCCTCCTTAACGTCCGTGAGCCTTTCCTTGATAATAGCCGTGAATACGTTGGGGAATTATACCAATGAGGAGCGATTGGAGAAGTCCTTCAAGGCTACGTTGTATCCGGTATATGACAGCCTTATAAGGAGGATATCCAACGATCGCAAGTTTGATATAGGCCCCGGGGCGATAGTATCCCATGTGAAGACCGATAATTTCAGGTATGGAAGGGCTGGCGTGTATGGCGAGGGGAAAAGCGAGTTCGACGATCGCATAGACGCTATTGATATTAAGGATTTAAGATTAAATGTAAAAAATATAACATGTAGATAATTATGGCAGTAAAAATGTTCAGGGACTGCGGTTCCGAGATTTTCAATACCGGCACGAGCAAGTGTCCGTTTGTTCCCGACTATATCAAGGCGATCATACTCACTCCGGTAGGTATGACGTTCAAGATATCCGATTTTGACACGAAGCTGGGAGAGTACGCCCACGCCGATCGTCCGAACCGTGTCTATCCGATCTCGACGATCGCTGAGTACGCCACTTCCGGAGGCGAGGCCCAGACATCCGCTACCGGTTATGGCTCGTCCAAGATCACGGGTTATAGCGAGCTTGTCGAGACTTATACGATGAACGATTATGACGAGGGCTTACGAACCAATCTCATGAAGCTCAAGAACGAGAGCATGAGGGTGATCTTCATCGACAAGAATAATGTCGTATATGGAGAGAAGACCGATACGGAAAGTGATTTCAGGGGATATGAGCTCGGTGCCGTTTATCCGGGTGGACAGAGGTTCAAGAGTTCCGGAGAGAACGCATCGCTTACGATCAATCTCGTTTATAAGGATGTTGAGAAAGCATGGATGAACGCTATATCTTTCACTAGCGATATCGATATCTTGGACGAAGCGAAGGGATTGGTCTGGGTGGATGTCAAGAAATTACCCGAAGGAGAGAATAAGTTTAAGGTGGTGGAGCATTACGGAGGTTTTGACCTTACCGAGATGTACGGGACGTTGTTAGGTAACTCCTCTGTATGGAATAACGCTTCTGCGGCTACTTATAACGCTGATGACGGCACTCTTACTTTGACCCCTTCATCCGGCACTCCCGCGCTCAAGAGGCCATCCGAGTTATACGCCGAGGACGTTAAAGGAATAGAGCAATGGTCATAAACGGGGTATCGTTCAATGATGAGGCTTGTCTCGGTATGGGAAGGAAGGCTTTCGTGAAGGCTCACGAGGGATCTTTCTTCCTTGACCGGGGAATGGCGGATCGAAGGAGGATACTATGTGACGCTTATGATATAATGGAGAGGAACCATGGGGACGATAGCGGGAGTGGCGAACGCCGTGAGGACGCTGGAGAAGAACTTCTGGCCAGAGGTTACGAACAGCTTGAGGGAGAGCGAGGGATTGATCCATGACTTGATCACTGATCAACTCATGTCCGGGTTAGACGAGAACAAGGAGCCTTTGAAGCCTACCTATCTGGATGACCCGTATTTCGTGGAGACGACGAAGACCCCAAAGGCGGCGAGGGCCAAGGCCAGATGGTACAAGGCGATGAAGGAAAGCATAACCCCGCCTAGGTCCTCCGACATACTCCATCTTCCGCCACGAGACCCTAACACCCCCAACCTTATCATACGAGGCGATTACCACGCCAGTATAACGCCGATCGTGCAAGGCGGCAAGGATGGTGGCAAGATAGTCACGAGATCCATCGGTTTCTATGCCGGTGACGACGCTTTAGAGAAGAAATACGGCCCCGGTCATCTGGGTTTGACCCCGGAGGCTAGGGCTTATTTGATTGAGGAGCGGGTTGTTCCCGCGTTGGATAAGTTATTCAAGAAATACGGGTTCAAATGATAAAGCCGTGCAATTGCGCCTCGCAGAACAAGGCGATGGCCACATACGAGAACATAAGGAGGCTGGCTATCAAGATGGCCGTTTCCGATAAACGCATTTACGTGCTTATCCGTAAAACGGATGGCACGTTTGCCTTCGAGCCTTTAGATGCCATGGTATCTAAAGGCGATATTGTTGAATATATCCATTATTTATAAATAGTATGGCGAATATATACACGACATGCGACGAGATACCCTTATGCAAGTTCATCGAGATGTACAAGGGAAATCTTAACGCCCTTATAAAAGGAGGGAGGACCAAGCCCACCGATGGGGAGTTAAGGAAAGCGGCGATGGGGCTTATTGACGAGTATTCCGTTATAACCGGGAACAAGAATATCGCTATCGAGATAGAGGATCGGTCAAGGGCGGTAGATTGCAATATCAAGCTTATCCTGTTGGAGTCTGCGGATCATTTGATGGACGCTATGATGTACGCTGACGCTTCGGATATTCTTGGCAGGGTAGGTATCCGCATGCCGGAGGAGCCGGGAGAGCAAGATCTGATCGTCGCTAAAAAGAGAATCCAGTCCAAGATGTCGCAGGTGAAATATAACCTGAGCGTTCTGGATAGGAACAAGTCTAAGGTGGTAGACCCCAAGGATAAAGATTTCACCCGTGAGAGAATGATCGTGTCCACCTATTTCAAGATGCGTATCGATCCTGACACGTTCACCGCTGCCGAGTACGGGAATATGATAAGGATTATGTTTAACCAATTAGAGGACATGAGGAATTATGGCGGGAAACGAGACTAAGATCACTGATATAGTAGGGAAAGAGGCGTTTGATCAACTGGAGCGTCTGGATAGGAAATTAGCGGATACGCAGAATGTCTATATCGGGTTGGTAAAAGAGATAGGGAAAGGGTTGACGATAAATCCCTCAAGCTTGTCAGAGTTGAACGCCAAGATCGAGGAGTACAAGAAAAATGTATCAGCGCTTAAAAGCACGATTGACACTCTCAATAAGACCAATGACCAGTACAAGAGAAAGATTGATGAGCTGATAGAGGTTAACAAGAGATATGCGGAAGCGGCTGGGAAAGTTCAAAATAGTTTAGATCAATCATCCTCTTCCGTAGCCAAGGAATCAAACGCTATCTCGGAGAACATGAAAGCCAAGCAACAAGAGGTTGTCATAAGTCAGGAATTGAAGGGACTCATTGACCAGACATTGGGATCTAGGGAGGAGAATATACGCAGGGTCGCTCAAGAAAGGACGATATTGGCCCAACTATCCAAGGAGAAAAGCCAATTGAATAAAATGGAGAAAAGCGGGGCTATCTCAACTAAAGATGCCGTGCAAAAGAGGCAGGATCTGGTAAGGTCTGAATTGCTTCATCGAGAATCCTTGAGAGAGCTGTTGAACATTCTTACGAATGAGACAAAAATGATCAACTCGGCCAACGATAGTTATCAAGAGCAATCGTTGCAATTGGAGAGGCTGAGAAAGGCATATCGGATGCTTTCCACGGAAGCCGCTAACAGCAAGTTAGGAGTAGAGTTGCAAAAGAATATAGCGGCTTTGGACACTCAGGTAAAATCTGTTGATAAAAGTCTGGGACAGCATCAGAGAAACGTGGGTAATTATGTCTCCACTTGGGATGGAATGGGAAGCGCAATCAATCAATTAACCCGTGAGTTTCCAGCATTCTCGGTATCGCTCCAGACCGGCTTTCTCGCTATCTCTAACAATATCCCTATATTGGTAGACCAAATATCTCGGATAAGGAAGGAGAACGCCGCCTTAAGGGAGGAGGGATTGAAAGGTGTTCCCGTGTGGAAGCAGATAGCTAAGTCCGCTTTGTCTTGGAATACCTTGTTGTCGGTTGGTATAACTCTACTTACCGTATATGGTAAGGATATCTTTGAGTGGGGTAAAAACTTATTGTCATCCTCTAGCTCGGCTAAGGCCGCTTCGGAAGCCCAGAGAGACTTGAATTCATCCACCGGGGATTATGCCAAGGCTTTAAAGAACTCGACATCATCATATGGGGAGAATCTTGTAACATTACGCAACCTGCAAGCGGAATGGAATAATTTAGGAGATAATCTCAATAAGCAGAAGCAGTTTATCATTGATAACGCCTCTGAGTTTAAGAAATTAGATGTGTCAGTTACGGATGTTAATGACGCAGAGAATCTGCTAGTAGATAATACGGATGCTTTTATTAACGCCATGTCGTTAAGAGCGCAAGCCGCCGCCGGACAAAAATTGGCACAAGAAGAATACTCCAAGGCTTTACAGAAAACTATTGAGGCGGACAATAAGTTAAAGGAAGCAGAAGAGGCGGAAAAGAATAGAACCGTAGGTGGAGCTCTAAAGATAGGAGCTAGTATAGATGAGTTTTTTGGATTAAAGAGAGATTGGGATAAATTATCTGATCAATACGTTGAATCCCTCAGGGAGGAAGCGGACGCTTCCCAGAAAGAGGCGGATGCCTTCAATGCGGCTGGGGACGTATATCTAGATTATGTCTCTAAACGGTTAAAGGGAGCGAAAGAGATAATGGATAATGCCGGGATAAGTGATTACTCTAACGAGGAAAAACTTAAACGACAGCAGGAGCAAATAGAACGAGAGGCCAAGCGTAGGGAGAAATTAGAGATGGAGGCCGAACGGAATATTCAGGAGGCTCGTCTTAATGTGATGGATGAGGGGTATAAGAAAGACCGTCTTCTCTTGGAGCAATCTTTCCAAAAACGTATCGATGACGTAAAGACGAAAGGCGTAAGGGTTAATGAGCAAATCGAGGCTATTGAGGCTGAGAGAAGTAAGAAGTTGGCGGAATTCGACCGTAAGATCTCGGAGCAAAGGGCTAATGAGGAGGCTCAAAATCGTCTTGCGATTGCGGAAAAGGGAAGTTTGCAAGAGCTTGACGCTCGCTTGGATATATTGCAACTACAAAAGGATAAAGAATTAAGAGAGGCGGACAAAACAGGCCAAGACAGGGCGTTGATAGAGGAAAAGTATCTAAAGCAAATAGAGACTCTATACAATGATTACGGAAAACGTCTTATGTCTACGGAGCAGTCTCAGAACGAGATACTCCTTTCTCAAAGACAGATAGAGATAAACGAAGAGCTTAATGCTTTGACTAAACAATATGAGCAAGGGATTATCAAGAAAAAAGAGTACGAGAAACAGAAATCGGATCTGGAGCATCAGTATGCTATGGAGTCATTACAAAGTCAATTAAGTATACTTGAATCAAATCTGTATTTGTTTGAAGGCGATGAGAGGTTAGAGAAAGAGAAGGAGATCGCTCGCCTCCGTGTTCAGTTATCGAAAGAGACCAGTGATAAAATCATAGAGGATGCCAAACGAGAGGAAGAGGAACGAAAAAAAGTAGAACAGGCTAAAAAGCGCTTGATACAAGAATCGATCTCTGCTATCATATCAATCGGTAATTCATTATTCCAGCGTCAAATAGATAATGTAGATGCGGAAATAGAGGCTAACCAAGATGAGTATGACGCTAAGGTTGAGACTATAGACGCTCTTGCCGAGAAGGATATAATAACGACAGAGGAGGCCGAGGCCCGCAAGCGCGCGGCGGAGGAGGAGACCAGCCGCAAGAACAAGGAACTGGAGAAGAAAAAAGCTGAGTTGCAGACTAGACAGGCGAAGTTCCAGAAGTCTATAGATATAGCTCAAACTATTGCGGCCACAGCGCAAGCGATAATGGTAGCTTACAAAGAAACGGGACCTATCGCTGGAGCTATCTTTGCAGCTATGATAGCGGCTACCGGAGCCGTGCAACTAGCCACGATCATAGCCCAGCCCATCCCCAAATACGCCCATGGTACCGACAATCACCCCGGCGGTCTGGCTATCGTTGGCGATGGAGGCCGTAGCGAGGCGGTATTGGTAGGAGATAAAGCGTACATTACCCCGGATAAGCCCACCCTGCTGTCATTGCCTGCGGGAGCCGAGGTCGTTCCGGATCTCAATGATCCGGCCTTCCTTAGCCGCTTCGTGGATAACACGTATTGGCTTACCCACAACAAGAATGGAGAGCCGGTTCAGATCGTCAATAATTTCGACGCTGAAGGGATAATAAGGGCTAATAATGAGATAAAAAAGGAGATAGGCAAGCTATCTAAAACCATATCCAAGGGCAGCAAGAGCATCGATTTCGAGAATTACAAGAGATCGAGGATGAATTGAGCGTAAAACTTGCTTTTCTTATTCTTTCTAGTTATATTTGCTGGACATATAAGAAGACAGTAGAGCCTTAGAGCCATACCCGATAGAGTCACGTCTATGGGGTATGGCTCTTTTTGTTTTTACTGGTCAGCCTACCACAACAGGCTAGGAAGATATTGGGCGACAGCGGTCGCTAACAGCCTCCTTGATACGATGTGTTGTGGCTCGTGTCGGGGAGGCTTTTTCATTAAGAGGTGCCGAAGTAATCAAAATAACAAAGTCGTTTTGATCTTATGGCTAAAATTGCGGGAGAAAATATTTTGAACAATTAAAATTTTAAGATATGGAAGCAATTAAAATTTTTGAGAACGATCGTTTCGGTGAAGTGAGAGTAGCCGGGACAAGTGAGAATCCTTTATTTTGCCTTGCGGATGTTTGCAAAATTTTAGGATTGCGTGTAGACGCTGTACAATCAAGACTGACGGATGCCCCCATTCGGATTGGGGTCACCGATTCGATTGGTAGAGAACAACAAATGAATTTTGTCAATGAAAAGAACCTCTACAAGGTAATCATGCGATCCGACAAGCCGCAAGCCGAACCATTCCAAGACTGGGTATGCGGAGAGGTTCTCCCTTCCATCCGTAAACATGGAGCGTAAATCAAGCAATATAGAATATTTTTAATAGCTAAAAACTTAATAATATGGATAGTTTAGTATTTAAAGGCAATAATGGGCAAGTTGTTACTAATAGCTTGCTAGTGGCGGAGAAGTTTGGGAAAAGACATGCGGATGTAATTCGCTCAATCGAAAATTTACTAAAATCCTCTGATGAAGAACTGAACGCAAAAATGCGTTTAGCTTTTGTATCAAACACTTATGAGGATTCTACCGGGAAAAGCAATCCTGTATACATTATGAATAGAAAAGGATTCTCTATCCTTGTTATGGGATATAACGGGATTAAGGCTCTAAGGTTTAAGAATGATTTTTATGACGCTTTCGAAGAAATGGAGAAAGCGTTGAAAGAGCAAAGCAAACCTCTTTCATCCGCACAGATGTTTGCCATGCAAGCTAACATCAACTTGGAATATGAGAACAGGATATCCAATGTGGAAAAACGAATAGAAGCGATAGAACAAGAACGAGAAGAAAATGGAAAACTCCTTTTGGCTATTCCTGTTTCAACGGAAAAGATTCCGGAAATGAGTTTAAGAGATAAGATCAGACAGATGGTTAATAGATACTCTTCCGCCCAGAATGTGAAACAACAAGATGTTTGGCGCAAGATATACGATCAATTGTACTATCTATATCATATATCTATTCGTAGCTATAAGAAGAAAAATGGAGAGTCTAATTTGGATATAGCGGAGAAGCATCGTTTTATTGAGTATATCTACAATATTATCTCCAATATGATCAGAGAGAAAGGGGTTGCTTGATTATTATGGTTGCTCAAACAAAATATAGACATGATTTGGTTTAGTTTTCATAATCCTCCCTCATGTCGTGAGACAGCAAGGGGGATAAAAAATCCCCTCCAGAGCCTTTTGGGTGGAGGGGATTTTAGAGTATTACTTACAAGGCTTATTTATCTCCATATTTAGTCCACGTAGAATATGAATTTCCATTATATTCAAACTCCCAACGGAATATTGGCTCATACACCGAGTTTAATCTAGCATTAAGCGTTTTTGTTTCTCCGGGCTTTAATTCTCCTAATATAGACATATCCGTAGTCTCTAATACAGTCTTATAGGTATTAGATTCAACGACGTAGAATTTGCTTAGGTTTACGGCATGAGAACTATTATTTCGGATGGCGCATGATATACTTCCCGTGTAATATCCATTGAGAATAACGACGGATGAAGAAGGGAAGTACACGTTCATCAAACGATCTATTTCAACTACATATATTTCTACGGATGCCTTATGCCCACCGTCTTCGCTGGTAGCTGTGATTGTTGAACTTCCAGACGTATTCCCTTTCACCTTACCGGTCTTGTCAATAGACACGGCTATAGGATTAGAGGAAGACCATGTAAGATTACGGTTTCCCGCATTCTCCGGAGTAAAATTTACAATTAATTGTTTTTCCCCTCCTATCTCGATATCATAGTAACGTGAGGGAAAAGATATGTTTTCTACCGGAATAGGCTTTACTATGACCTTACAAGCCGTCTCAAATCCTCCATCCTCGGCTTTGGCGGTTATCGTACATTCCCCGAAATGAACTCCAGTAACGTTACCTTCCTTATCAACGACCGCTATATCCTTATTAGAGGATGTCCATTGTACGTTTTTATTAGTAGCATAAGAAGGCGTAAACACAAGATTTAACTTGGTTGATTCACCTTGCATGATTGTCTTTTCTTTTTCCTCAAAGCTGATACTTTCAAGCTTTGCCGCTCCTACCTTGACCTTGCAAGTAGCAGACACCTTGGGGTTATCCTTTAGGCTTACGGTGATTGTTGCCTCACCTTGGCCTTTTGCTGTAATCTCGGCATTGGATGTGAAGCCACCATAGGATATCGAAGCTACTTTAGGGTCACTGGTTTTCCATATGACATCTTTACTTGTGGCGTTATCCGGTGATATGGTATACGTCAACGAAGCCGTTTCTCCGGGCTTCATATCAAGATCTGTCTTGGATAATGTTATGGATTCACCTACTATGGGTTTTATGGTTACTTCGCATGACTGAAAAAAAGGATAACCTTTTTCGGGATCAAAAACATCAATTGTCTCTACGCTTACAATTGTAACACCTTCTTTTAAAGCTTTTATAGTTCCGTTTTGATCAATAGATGCTATTTCATAGCCATCTTCGGGGCCATTTATCGGAAAATATTTAGATGTAACCCATTTATATCGGGGAGAAGGAGCCTCCGAAGGGAAATGGGACATTTGGAAATCATAACTTTCACCAATCTTCAATTCTAGCTTTGTTTTATCAATAGAAATAGAAGTTATGGTATAATCGTCTTTATTACTGCAAGAACAAAATAGCATTAATAGAAGAAAAATAGGTAAAACTTTTTTCATGACTTGATTTATGATTTGAATTGTTTTAATACTTGAATGGGCCTTCAACATTATAAGATCCAATATTTATTTCATAATAATATTTATCAAGCAATGTCTCAATATTGGTGTCTGATATTGGATCTTTTTTGTTTTTGTATTCTCCATATGCGTATATTATATTGTTTTTCTCAAGATATACCGTGTCTGTCTTATATGAAATATTAGGCTCGTTGTATCTATCCCCTTTTGGGATCAATCCATTTTCAGAATCTAATTTTTTTATCAATGTCCATGTCCTTAAATTAAATATTGGTAATTTGGCTATAGAAGAATACATGTTTATACCTTTCTCTATAATTGGACATGCTATTTCGTCATCAATAAATATGACCCCATTTTCTAAATAAGGCCCTTCGATCTTATTATCATAGTCTCTATGATATAATATTTTACCTTCGGAGCCAACTACGTATAGATGTTGATTCTTAAAAGACGAAGTCGATCTAAGTACTAGAGTCCTATAATTAGACTCCATGAGTGTATATCTATAGTCATTGTTTTGCGTATCGTTTGAAACAATATCCAGATGGTCTGTTGCGACACCTTTGTTAAAATCAACAATAGATACTATCTCATCATAATCATAACCCATTATAGAAGGATCATTTTGATTGGAATACCATCCTCTAACAAAAATATGGTCTTTGGATTTAAATAGAACAGAGTTCATATTATAATGAGAATATTTCCATTTTTTTAAAGGAGGTAATTCAAAACAACAAATTTCATTGCCTGATGGATCTAATTTTGAAAACCAAGCATTATCAGACCTCCTGCCTAATAACAGCCTATAGCCTTCCTCTTCTATATCTCCCAATATATCGCTTATTTTATCAGATTGGGATGGCCTTAGTCCTTCTTCCTCCAAGAAAGTTAAAATAGGCTCATTGTCTTCAGTTATACTAGCTTTAGGTGGGATATCGACAAATTCTTTCTCACATCCTAGCAAAAATATTGCCGCTAGGACAAAAAATAGCATTTTCCTCATGACTTGATTTAGTTTAATTAATGATGGGACAAAGATAGATAATAGTGTTAACAAAAGCAAATAGTATAGGAGAAAATTACATGTTCGATAACATATTTCTTAATTTAAGTAGTACTTACCTTGCCAACGCAGTATATCTCCTATGCGACTTGAAGCATATATTAGATGACAAAGTAAGTATATGTTCTATTCCAAATCACAACATTACAGCAACTTGCTTTTCCACGGCTTTTTTTATGAAAGCGTTAATAGAAACGCCTGCTTGCTTTGCCAGAACAGCCACTCTACTATGAAGTTCCGGTGATAAACGAACGTTCAATGAACCTGAATAGCTCTTATGCGGTTCAATCCCCTCTTCCTCGCAATACGCCAGATAATCATCTACAGCCTCGTGGAAAGCCGTTGTAAGTTCCTGCACGCTTTCCCCCTCAAAATTAACAAGACCATCAATGCCCTCTATCTTCCCGAAAAAGACATTGTCCCTTTCGCTGAAAGATACAGACCCGATATAACCTTTATAAGTCAATGTATTCATAATAACCTCCTTTACTTTATATATCCTGCTTCTGTTAAATCATCCAATACTTGCTTCATGGCATACCCTTTTATTATGTTTCCGGGATGGGGTTTGTGCAACATGATAGGACGTTTGTCGCCATTGCGATAAATCACTCTTGACCCAGACGTTTTACCCTTGTTAGATTTCTCGTACCCGAAAACAGCCAAGAGGCGTTCCATCTCGTCAAAAGTGAAATCGCTTGGCTGCTTTTTAAAGCGTTCTATGAGCTTTTCTTTTGTTCCCATAATTAAATCTTTGCGCAAAAGTAACTATTTTATAGTTGCAATACAATTTTTTAGAGCATAAAAAGCCCTATCAATCATTTTCTTTTGGTTTGGTTAGTTCTATATTTACTTCTTTGCCACAATGAGGACAAATTACATTTAAAGAGTTGCTTGCTGGTGTACTTTTGTAATCGTCAAATAGAGAAGCTAAAGGTACATTCAATTCTTTAGCGATATTAGAAAGTACACTGATAGATGCACTGCCTTTTTCTCTTATAATACCACTTATATACTGAGGTGTTACGCCCATTCTTTCAGCTAAGTTTTTTGCTGAAATACCTTTTTCGTCTAAGATTTCTTTTATTCTGTACATATCTATAATAGTTTATACCACAAAAGTAATATGCTTTATTGTAATTAAATCAATACGCTTTACTAAATAAAGTTAAATACTTTATTGTTTAAATCATATAGCTTGTCTAGTAAAGTTATATGCTTTATGTTTGCATCATCAAAATAAAACAACAGTACAATGGCAACACAGAAATACAACAAGAGTGAGATCATGAAAGACGCATGGAGATTATTCAGACGTTACCGCAAATTCTCTTGGTCTTTTGGCAAGTGCCTTTCTATAGCATGGGATAATGCCAAGATAGAGATAAAAAATAATGAGGCCAAGGCCAAGAGATTGGCAGAGGAAGAAGCTAGACGCATCGAGTATCGCAAGCATGTTGTCTTATCTCATGTCGGTATGGCTAGCCTTTACGGTAACAGGGTTTATTCGGGTGATTGATAACTATACATTAATAATATAAGGATATGGAAACGATAGAGGTATTGAAGAACGTGCAAAGGATTGCGTTGGAGTGTATGATCGGAAAGAAACCGGTACATATAAACGTAGGCGTTATGCCGGAGACGGGTGGTTTATGCGTAACCGTACAAGACAGGTCTCACGATGTGGTCTACATGGAGATATTCAATGACTGGATGCCGGATCACAAGGAATGGAATAAAAAGACCTACGATAGATTCATGAGCGTGATAAGCGACATGACTTGCGTAAGGCTTGCGGGATAACTCGAACGACGGGGAGAGGATCGGAAGTAGATGCCCCTCCGGTAATACGGCCGGAGGGTTTGGTGGAGTTATTTCAATGATAATTAAATGATTGCATGGAATAATAAGAAATAGGATGATTTTAGTATCTGATGGTATTATTGTTTATCTATCTGAAATACATTGATATAGAGTGTTAATAAAATATATTATTTAGAATGGTTCTAAATTAATGCGATTTTAGGTACCGTTATCTGTCCTTATCTATCGTTATCTATCCGTTTTGTTTTGTGCTTAAAATAAGGATGTTGTTTGATTATTTTTTAATTATAAACTTTGCGTATGAGAACACCAGAATTAAGCGGGAATAAGTTCTCCGCTATAGAGCAAAAGGAAGTCTTGGTCAAGTTGATGGACTTTGACGGGGACAAGGAATTATGGATTCACTCGGAACTTGGTGGCAACACCATGACATTCGGGATGAAGGAAGCAAGGCGGTTAAGGGATTTCTTCAACAGTCTCGATCTAAGGGACTAGAAGGATGGCCTTGTCGGGGTTCGATTCCCCGACCGTTACAATCAGTCAAAGTAAATCCCCGAAAGCGGAAGTGACTGAGCCGCTAACGGGGATATATACAAATATGAACGCATTCAAAGTTACGGAAATTTTGAATACTAAATAAATTAATAATAAAAATATGATTTCGAATTTGCATATGTTGGAAATAGTTCGCACCTTTGTAGTGCTACAATTCTTTATTATTTATTATGCCTATGGGATTTTTTATACCCATAAGGGAACTTATGTAAAAATATATAGGCAAGTTGTACCCATACTTTATTTAGCCCATGGCATAATAAAGAACTGTAGCAAGTGGGGTACTTCTTGCCTTTCTTTGTTTAATGTTTAATTTTCATTGTTTATGCTACAGTTGAATGAAAATTACTCAAACGGCAATAATATTGCTGTATTAGGTACGGCTAACCCCTCCGAAATGGGGAAAATCTTTTCTTATAATGGTAATAATGTTACCATGCGTGTACGGAAAGGCGTTGTTTATGTAAACCTTACAGAGGTTGCAAAAGCTTTTCCAGACAAAAATCTTACTCATATTATTAACTCGCAGGAAATCAGTGATTATTGCGAAAAGTTTTCCAAACTACAAAATTGTAGTTTGGCTGATTTACTGATAATTACAAGAGGAGGGAATAATCCCGGAACTTGGGCACATCAACGTGTTGCCCTCCGAGTAGCCCAGAAGCTATCAACGGAATTTTCGATATGGGTAGATGAGAGAATAGAGGAGCTTCTCGCTACAGGTCATAGTTCGCTCCAACAACAATACCCGGTGCCTCAATCTTACGGGGAGGCCCTAATGCTAGCCGCACAGCAACAGATGCGAATAGAGGAGCAGCAGAAGAGGCTAGAGCAAAAGGATGAGGAGATAACGGAATTGAGAGCGGAGAACGTGGAACTACAGCATCAAAGCGAGTATGCCCGTTTTATCCTCCAGAGCAAGAAGACCGTTCTTGTCACCCAGATAGCGCAGGATTATGGAATGACAGCCATAAGATTCAACGCCTTGTTGCGTGATCTCCGCATACAACGAAAGGTCAACGGGCAATGGATATTGTACGGGGAGTATCTAGGTAAGGGCTATGTCCATAGTGCCACTCACAACTACACCCATTCCAACGGCAGCCCGGACGTGAGCCTTAATACCGAATGGACTCAGAAAGGACGCTTGTTCTTATATGAGGAGCTAAAAAGAAACGGTATTCTTCCATTGATCGAGAGATCAGACAGAAACTAATTGATATACATATATTATTGAGGTACGATATAAAGGCGTACAGCCAAGACTTTAACCTATTGTGACTTGAAAATAATTGTGAAATATTAAAAGATTGATTGAATATGAAAGAGAATGAGATTAAAAGCATCGTCGTGAAAGCCGACGGTAACGAGATCAAGGTTGATCATGCGCATGAGTTGGTAATAGGGAACTTGACCATAACCCCGGAAATGATGAGAGAGATAAAGAGTATGTCCACTTGCCTGTTCTCTAAGGATATGGACGATATGATAGATACGCTTATCAATTTGAGTTGCGAGGGTAATTACGAGGACGGGTATATCATGGACAAGATGAGGGCCGTGTCATGCGTAAGGGATTTCTTGCGGGTGATCGAGAAAGATAAGACGATTGATTAGTTGATATTATCTTAATAGTCATTATCTTTGTGACAGAGCCAAAGAGCCGTACCGGAGACGTATTTGTCCCCGGGCGGCTCTTCTTATTTATATGCGTATGATAAAAGCGGTGTTATTAATAGGAGGGAAGAGATACGACGTGACGGATCACCTCAAGAACTGGGAGGACGTGGAGATATCGGCTAAGAGAAAGGATCTTGGCGGTGTCGTTCGCTCCTTCTCGAACAAGTTCGAGTTCGTGAAGGGGGCATATGACCTTCTGGAGGCCGAGTATCTGTCCAATTACACAAGAGCCTCGGCCATATTGGTAATTGGCGTGTTGAACGATAGCTGGGGATATAACGAGAAGTTTCGTTGCAAGCTCGATTTCTCCACGTACCAGAGCGACGGGTATACGATATCCATAAACGCCATTGACGATAGCGTAGCGTCTATCATCAACGCCAACAAGTCGCAGGTATACGATATCCCGGTATCGGAGCTAAAGGAGGATACATTGTATTATGACAGGATAAAGCTGCTTAACAAGTCCACGATGTATATAACCCCAAACTTCGAGAACGAGTTGATGCCTGATTACGATCGGTTCATGGCTTTAAGGCTCCAGAGCCGGGAGACGTTATTACCTTTGGCTTACGGGGAGATAAGCACGCCGGTAAAGGGAGTGATGGAGGTCTACGACGTAGGTATGGATATCCCGTACGATAATGCGGGGAAGACAGGTTATTTCGCCTTGTGCCTTGTCGATAAGATCGAGATAAATCTAAGGATACGAATGGTCGTAGACTTGCTGACCACGGCGGTGACATCGTTGCACATAAGGCATATGTCTGCCGACAATAAGCTGAAGTCCGACAAAGCCATACTGCTAAGCAAAGATGGATCGTCAGCGGGCGTTACATCTGTAGATGAGAGCCTTTCCTACGCTATGAGGGATGGTGACAGGCTGATCGCCTACATATTGTGCGTAACGTCTATAGGGGAGGATATCGATGAGATCATCAAGATATCAAGGGACTACGATTTCTATATCGATTACTCGGCTCGCAACAAGCCCGTAAATATAGATGCTTTCTCCCCTAAAAAACTATTATCCTCGTTATTATCAAGGATGGGCGTGTCATTGTCCGGCGATATCGTCTCCGGTTCCATGCCTATACCTTGGATGATGGCCGCTGAGAGCGTGAGAGGAATAAAGGACGCGAAGGTCCATACGTCCTTCTCCAAGTTCTGTGATTTCGCCAAGGCGTTGATGGGGTATGATTACGAGATACTTGATAATAGCGTGCGTTTCCGGCATATGAATGATTTCTTCGTCAATGAGACGAAAGAATTGGATCACGTGAGCAATATGGAGCTATCCGTGGATGAGTCGTTGATATACTCTGGGGTTGAAATTGGATTCGACAAGCAGGACTATGATGAGATAAACGGGCGTGACGAGTTTCACTTCAAGAGCAGTTTCAGCACGGGATTGGACATAAAGGACAACATATTGTCATTGATAAGCCCGTATAGGGCAGATTGCTACGGATTGGAGTTTCTCGCTAACGAGCGTGACGAGGAATCGAAGGATACGGATTCCGACAATGACATATTTATTGTCCACGCTAGGAAAGATGGGGATAGGTTAGTTCTGGTAAGAGAAGAGAATGGGGGAGCTATATATGCCGTTACGGGAGTATTGTTCCCCGACACTATCTTTAACGCCTCCTACTCGCCGAGAAATATGCTTCTCGTCAATAAGGAAAGGCTCGGGATATGCACGGATTACCTGTCTTTCACGGCCTCGGACGGAAACTCCTCAATATCGATAGGAGGCGTATCGGAGACCCTTCCTATATCCCTGCCGGTTAACGACCGGAGGATTAGGATTGATAAGGTGTCCTTGGAGACCCCGGGGTTATCCCCGTTCCCGGGTAATTACAGGGGCAAATTATCGTTCTCGTACGCAGGGAGATCGTACGAGGGATGGGTTAGCGAGATAACGGAGAAGATAGGGAAATACCAAACGGCATCCTATTCGCTGATATTGTCTAAAATTACATGAATTTGTTTTGACAATTGATCCTTATCCCCTATATTTGTAGGACATAACAAAAAAGAAATTAGAGCCTAAGAGCCATACCCGGCGGGAGTCGTATCCTGCGGGGTATGGCTCTTTTGGCGTTTATAGGCGTATGATAAACGTGAGCAAGATATCACCATTGCTTTTTGACGTGGGCTATAACGGCATCGAGATGGAGCGTGAGTATATACAACGCTTCTCTAATGCCGAGAATATAACCGTGCAATGCGTAGTATCCCCTTCCACCACTTTGTCTATGAGGTTGTTCGACCTTTGCGCCAACGATAGCTTCGTCATATCCCCCATATCCTATGAGATCAACGACTCGAATAAGCTTCTGGAGTTTATCGTTCCAAGAGGGAATAGCCTTTATAGGGCTTCCATAATCGGGAGTGAGGGGCAGATAAGCAGTCTCCCCTTCCGGTTTTGCGATAACGGGGAATTGGAGGGGCTGACGGAGGTGTCCTATACCAACAGGGATAATATCACCTCGTTCGGGGCGGTATTTGAGGTTGGAAACAATCAAAGGACTTTCAAGCTATGGATAGAGGGAGGGTTCAAGTCGGATGGGCATTCCCTTAACGTTAGCAACGAGCAGTTCAGGACACAGGGGCAAGAGATCATAGAGCTTTACGCCGTACCGTATCAGGTGGACACGCTCACGATAGGGGATAACGAGGGGGTACCTTTCGAGATGGCCCGCTTGATCAATAACATATTCTGTCTGTCCGAGGTGAGGATAAACGGCGTTAGGTATGTCCGGAGCGAGTCCAGCGTACCCGAGAGGCAAGTGATAGCCGAGAGATACCCGTTGTTTGATTATACGTTTAACGTTGAGAGAGCGGAGAATATCTCCTTTAACGGGTTCACGGAACAGTCGGACGGATCTTGGGTCACGGGTTCCATAAGCGTGAACGTGGCAAACGCCAAGGACGGGCAGGTTCTGGTGTATGATGATTCCGTGGGGGCCTTTGTCAATCAATCAAACTTGGATTCGTTATGAGCAAAAAGAAATTGACCAAACATATATGGTACGGGTCGGACACGGTGATGTCCGAGGGTAAGCTGCAAGCAGCTCCTCCTCCCGTCGCTATAGATGACGGGACCAAGGAATGGCACCTCTCCGGATTGACGAGGGGCGAGTTGTTCGTGAATGATTACGCCGGAGACCCCGCCTTGTTCATCCTTGCCAGTGATAATAAGGTGCGAAGGATAGGAGGTCAAGGTTCCGGAAGCGGAGGTGAGGGGGGAGGCGGCGATTTCTCCTTGGCACAAGGTCCGGGTATAGAGATAAAATCGGATATCAATAATATATATACGATTTCCCATAAGGATACCTCTTCTCAAGAGAGTATAAATAAGACGAAGAAGAAAGGTATTGCGTCCGTATTGCTAGATGACTTCGGCCATGTCACGGGCTTGGATACCTGTGACATACTCGATCTTGAGGACTTGGATAAGAGGTATCTTCGCAAGGATATCAATGACGAGGCGGCGGGAGAGATCATCTTCGACAAGAAGATAGGCTCCTCCATCTTTCTTGACGGCATGGACGGTAAGGGCTGGGAGATCAAGGCCGACGGTTCCGGTATCATGGAGGCGTTGAAGGTGCGTTCCGACATATACGCTGGCAACAAGATCGGCTCCATATCGTTCGCCCCCGGCTTCACTGGCTGGGGCACGGAGATAGACATCCCCACGGCCACTGGAACCTTTGACAACATATTCGTTAGGAAGACCTTCACGGCCTACGAGATAGTGTATTCGCAGATATACGGGTTGGGCGGCAACCAGATCGTGTCCGATATCAACAAGATAGGGAGGGTCGAGAGGCTGTCCGATCGTTGGAGATGCTACATGGACGACATGGACGGTCTCATGCTGATGAACCTCAGGGAAGGTGACGGCGTGAGGATACAGAGAAGGAACGGTATCACGTCCACTAAATATCTATTCGGTCGCTGTATCGGTATCTCATCCGACTATTTCGACGTCGCTTACCCATTGATAGAGGGTACCGGAGAGCCAGAGGCGGGGGATTTCGCCATGCGTTGGGGTAACGACAGGGATACCACCAGACAGGGCCTTATCTATCTGACATCGGCGGATCAAGGAGCGCCGTTCATCGCCGTATATGACGGTATCACGGGCGTTTCCACGCAAGACACGCTGAAGGCCCAGATAGGCAACCTCTCCATGATCCGTACCAAGAACGGGACCCAACTGAAGGGTTACGGGGCTTACCTTAACGGGATCTATATAGAGAACTCGTCCATATACCTCGATAACGGCATGACCGTGGAACAACAGTTCTCCGTGATGAACGGGGAGCTGAGGAGCGAGATCGAGGGGTTAAAGAACGACATGTCTCTGGAATCCGGGAATATACTTGTCAATTCCACGTTCGGGAAGGACACGAGTTATTGGGCGGAGGCCAACGACATCCATCTCATCAACGTGAGCGGCAATCTCCTGTGGGTGGGCGGTTCTTTTTACTCGGACAAGAGGAAGGTCTCTGATATCTATAGGGATGGCAGCAGGAACGTGCTTCGAATCAAGGACACGTATATATTCCAGCGTAATGACGTGATGAAAGTTCCTGAGTTGGAAGAGAGCGAGGATGGTCATACGTTCTCCTTCTCCTTGTTTTACAAGGTCATGAGACGAGGTGTTTTGACGGTGGGTTTCCAAGGGCAGGAGTTGTACGAGTCCTTGACGCTGGAGCCGTCCGACGAGTACGTGAAACTGTCCAAGGTCGGCAAATGGGACGGTACCGGGGATTTCCGGATCGGATTCACCGGCGAGATATTGATCTACGGCGTGTCGTTGTTCAATGACAGGCTGGCCGATGCCGTGATAAAGCTTGAGACGCGGATATTGCAGACGGAGGAATATATAAAGTTACTGGCCACTAAGGATTACGTGGATAGCGAGACCGGCAAGATCTACGAGAAATATACCGGCGAGTTGTCGGTCATGGCCATGGAGATAGCCGCAAGGGTGACACATACCGAGTTCGATACGGAGACGGCGGCCATAAGGCGTGAGGTATCGTCCGCTCTTACCGTTCAGGATGGCAAGATAAGCGGGATATCCACGGATGTCAATAATATCCAGAATACGATAGATACGGCTGGGTGGATCAATACCACGCAAGGAAACGCGTTGTTCGCCGCCAAGAGCTTGGAGAACGGCGATAATATCATATCGTATATCAACCAGACGGCAACCACCACCACGATCAAGGCGGAGAGAATCAATCTTGTAGGGGCGGTGACGTTCAGCATGTTTAATACGGATCTTCAAAGCGCTATTAACGGGAAAGCAAACTCGAGCGCTCTAGGGGATTTGGCTTATGAGGACTATATCACCAAAGGGATGATGAGTACGGCCTTGCAATCGGAACTAAACGGGAAGGTAAGCGAAGGCGCTTTAGGGACACTAGCCTACGCAAGTTCCATATCAAAGAATGACTTGGCTTATTCTTTATTGACCGAATTTAACGGTAAGGCAAACAGTTCTTCTTTAAAGGCTCTTGCTTATTTAGATAAGGTTGAGCAAGCCCAATTGGGAGCGACAATCATATCAGGAGGTCATATTATCACATCCCTGATTGACACGGACGCAATTTATGCGAATATGGCGAGCATTGGTGGATTTACGATTGAGGATGGCGGGTTATTCAGCAATAAATACACTACTGGTTATTCAAGCGGGAAGTTCTTTCTCCATTCGGGAGGTGATGATGGATTTTTGGGATTTTCGGCTACCGGTTTATGGTCTGGAATAGGTCTTAACACGCTTCCGGGAACATTGGGAGGTATCAGGTCGTTGGCAAGATTCGAGAATACCATATCTACACAAGATGTGAAATACGGAATCTACGTAAGGGTTCAGAATGGAGGCCGAAATATAGCTGTTAGCGCTATCGGGGACATGTTGGTAAAAGGTGCGGTATATGACGCTCATCTTGTTACATGGGGACCGTCTTCTACAAGTAACACTCTGCCTGTCAATAGAGGCACAAGGTTTGAGATTTATACTTCTAGTTATACAACGATATATCTACCTACACGATCAGAGATAGCTTCATCCTTGGGTATATCAAGCACCGACAACTTCTCTATCGTATTATACATATGGAATAGATGGTCGACGGTAAAGCCTACTGTATTTAAGCCAAGCGGCATGTATTTATTCAACGCTGCGGGAGAATCTGTTAATTCATTTAATCTGGATCAAAATAAAATGTTCCGGGTAGTAGTGGTAGGGACGGATGCATATCACGCTTTTGTCTCATGGGGGTAACAATTTTAAATAATCAATAATATGAGAAGAATTAATTTTAAGGAACTGAATGTAGAAATGGGTATAGATGAATTCGAAACCCGTGATTTGAGGAAAGAGATAGGTAATGCTGTTCATCGTGGAGCCATGGATGTCCCGATGCATGATTTGGCAAGGGTGATATATTATTCGGAGGGACCGATTGATATACCAGACAAGGAATATTTGGAAATGATGGAGATCGTAAAAAGATCTTTCGCATTTTTAGTTTACGATTCAGTAGGAAAATGCGCAGAGAATATAACAGGCAAAGAAGAGGAGGCAATATCATGATAAAGAAAAAAAGTGTAACTAACACGACGTGGGAGAACTCGGTAGGAGACCTGAAGGTAATATATACCGCTAAATCAGACGAGGGAGTTCCTTTTGAGAGCGTGAACGCTAGAGTGTCTAAATATGATGATTATATGGGATCGGCCAATATAGATAAGGACGGAAGTACAGGCATTAGCCTGAATGTCGGTTTGACCTTGGAAGAGAGAAAATCTGTCATTGTCACTATCTTGGAGGATACTAACGATATCTTCAACCCTCAAACCCAGGATTGACATGGAAAGCGTCATCCTATCATCGGGCACCGAGGTAACCCCCGAGGACATCCAGAAGATAGCGTCGGCGGTCAACGACCTCTTGCTGACCACGTCGAAAGACCCGGGGCAGTACGAGGAGGCCGATAGCCTGCAAGGTATATCGTCCTTGCCGGTGTTCAGGCAATCCGGCTCGGCCTATGATCTCGTGCGTGTGGCCATATCCTTGTTGAGGGGCGTTGACGGGAAACAGATCGTCTTGCAGGTCACCGCCGATTACATACAGTGGCGTTACGAGGACGGGATGTGGCAGAACCTCATACCGCTTGCCGACTTGAAGAGGCCGGCCACGGAAGCCGCCGCCGATGTGCGTGAGAGGATGGACGCTATCGTGAGCGAGGTGAACGCCTTGAAGACCCAGTTCGAGAACGACGTGAGGCACGCCTTGGAGAGGGCGGACGCGGCAACCGAGAAAGCGAACACGGCGGCTGAGAACGCCAAGTCGGTGTCTGACCACCCGGGCTATATCGGCGATGATTTCCATGTCTACACGTGGGATTACGCTACCGGGGCCTATATCAAGACGGACAGGATACTGAAACCGGAGGCGTTCACGATCTACAAGGTCTATAAATCGGTATCGGCCATGGAGTCCGACAAGGCAAACGTCCCGGAGGGGAAGTTCGTCATCATCAACACGGGCAGCGTGGAGGAGGAGGATACCGGCAAGCTATATCTCAGGACATCCACGGGCTACGACTATATCGTGGACGTTTCCGGCATGAGAGGCTTCACCGGGAAGACCCCGCAATTCTCCATAGGCACCATAACGGAGGGCACGTATCCTTCCGTATCGTTGTCCGACGGGGGCACGGACACATCCGGCAACCCCGTATACAGGATGAACTTCGTGTTGCAGAGAGGCCCTAGGGGATTCTCTCCCAAGATATCGATCGGCAAGGTGACGACCGGTCTCCCGGGAACGGCGGCCCAAGCCACGATAACCGAGAAGGGAGAGACCGAGGAAGGGGTCCCATTGGCAGAATTAGATCTTACCATCCCGCAAGGACAGGACGGGGCGGTGGCCGGCGTATACAAGACAAGGGAGATCGACCATGTCCCGGGGGCTAACGACGTGACCTACGAGGAGGGCGGCGAGACCAAGAGCTACCCTATAGGCGGCGAGGTCTATCTAAGGGAGTCTCCCGGAGACGTTACGTTCTACAAGCTCCACGACATAGTGGAGGGTAAGGCCATATGGGAGGAGTCTTCCGGTGCCGCGTTACCGGGGAACGTCTACTTGACCGGGGCGAATTACTACAATGAATCAGTAACAATAATCGATAAAGGGATATTATCATGAGCAAGAGAGGAGCTTACGTATACCAACAGATAGAGCAGTCCACCGCCGAGTGGACGGCTGACAGCACCATATACCCGCCGTCGCTATGGCTTTTCGAGCGGTTAGCGAACGGAAATTTAAGCATGAAGTTCTCGGACGGTGTCCATACGTACGCCGAGCTTCCATTGATGATGCAAGACATCAAGGTGAGGATAAAGACTAACACGGACACGGAATACGTCTTGGAGATAACCTCCGCGGAGGGAACCATAACCACGCCTAACTTGCGTGACCATTACGACGATACGGATATCCGGAATCTGGTCACCGGTCTAAGGACGGACGTTGATAAGTTAAAGCCCGTTGTCACATCCACCCCGTCTAACGGTCAGATAACCATAACGCCGGACAAGGCAAAAAATGACGATCCGGACGTGTCGATAACGCTGGAGACCAAGGGAGACAAGGATAAGTCGCTGATGGCCGACGGCAAGTACCGCAAGCTGCCCGTGTACGGCAGGAACCTGTTGCTGGGATCAGGGAAGGAGGTTAGCAACTCGAATTACAATATCGCTAATTATTGGTTGGCGGAACAGATACCAGAGGGAACTCAAGTCACGTTGACTATATGGGGAGAATTAGGCGGGGATAAGACATATTTTCAAGTTTATGCTTCAGATGGTATAACAAATCAAAGGGTTACTCTTAAAAAAGAAGATTTTGTTAATGGAAGATGTAATGTTACTTGGAATTGGATAGCTGGTAGTTCAGATAACACGACGATAAGGATATATGCAGCTCCCGGAAATTATACTAGTGTTTCCACCATCCACAAGATCAAGCTCGAGTACGGCGACATCTCCACCGAGTGGACCCCCGCTTGGGAGGACATCCCGGATATAGAGGAGCGGTACGCCTACGGTGTAGAGTGGGACATGGCATCGTCAAGCCCGGACGGGAAGCGTGTGGGTAATATGCAACTACATCGGGAGTTGCCGGTGCAGAGTAAGATAAGAGGGTGCGTGTTAGATAATAGCGGGGGAGTGAAAAAATATTTAGGAGCATCTTCTTGGTCACAAGAGGATATGTCTATAGATTATCTTTTAGAGGCTATAATGGCAGAAATGGATAGGTTTTGGATTCGTTTCTACATAAAAGGCCTTAAGTTTGGATGTATGATGTCTGATACTCCTATGCCCGGATATACCTATATTAATAAACGTTATATGAGTGCTTTCGAGGGAGGAATAGATAGGCCGTCGATGACTTTATTGTCTGCCTATGGAGTAGGTAGCACAAACGTAAATAGAAGAGGTGGCGACAACACCGCCGACTGGGACGGCACCTACCGTTCCTTGCTAGGCCGTCCCGTCACCAACCTCACCCGGGACCAATTCCGGCAAGCCGCGAGGAAAAGAGGCAGCGGATGGGAAATGTATACCTATAACGCCCACAAGATCCTGTTCTGGCTATTCGCCGTCGAGTACGCCACGCTGGACAGCCAGAAGCCTTTCAACGCCCAGAAGGACGCTAACGGTTTCGCACAAGGCGGCCTAGGTCCGGGACCAACGCAAATGACGGATTGGACTAACTTCAACAACGCCAACCCCCTTATCCCATGCGGCTATACCAACGAGTTCGGGAACGGCTCGGGAGAGAAGGCATATGTGGTGAAGAACGCTTCCGGCGGTACTCACGCCACGTTGATGGCTAACAGGTATCGTGGTATAGAGAATCCGTTCGGCCATATATGGAAATATACTGACGGGGCCAATATACAGGTCACCACGGGCGATGCGGGATTATCCATATTATGGACTACCGATGACCCGTCGAATTTCAGCGACACCTCTTACACCGGCTATGACAAGAAAGGCAATATCTGCCGTACAGATGGTTATGCCAAGAAGATGTTGCTTGGAGAAGATGGCGATATAGTGGCCACGGAGGTCGGCGGTAGCTCCTCTACCTACTGGTGTGACTACTATTACACCTATACATCAGCTAACCGCATGCAGACGGTGCTGGTTGGCGGTTCTGCGGACATTGGGCAGAATTCGGGCCTTGCTTACATAAATACGCATGATGCGTCTTCCGCTGCGGCTAAATACTTCGGTTCGCGCCTTTGCTTTTTCCCCGAATTTCGTAAAACGTCGGCGTAGCCGCACGTCTCACGTCGGGAATTTTTTTGTATAACGATTAAATAACAAGACATGAAAAGAACATATAGCGACACTATACCGATCACTATGGAAAAGGACGGTGACGGATCCTACCTTTACCGGTGGGACGTTAGAGAGGAGAGAAGGGAGATGGGTGACGATATGGCCCCCGTGATCTCCTATAGTTACAACGAGGTCAGGGTATGGCCCACGTTGACGGCCAACAAGATATTGGAGGCCTGTATCAACGCCCTATGGGACAAGGACGTGGAGCAAAAGAAGCTGAACGACTACAACGCCGCCCAGCTGGGCATACTGGACTTGTCATACGTGGAGTCTTATAAGACGTTCCTTAACGAAAGGAAGGCGTTGAAAGACCGTGTGGATAGCGATTTCGCCGAGTGGGAGGCGGCGAGAGAGGATGAGAGCGTAGTGGTTGTTTAACTAATTAAAAAAAGCATCGGAAGAATGGATTGGACGATGATGTTAACCGCCGTATTAACCTTTGTTGGAGGAGGTGGTCTTGGAGCAGTGCTGATGTTTCCGCAAAAGAGGAAATCGGCCGAGTTGGAGAATGAGACGAAAGCGAGTGAGCAATGGAAGGAATTGTATATCAAAAGTCAGGAGGAAAAGAAAGGTTTGAGCAATCTTATAGATAAACTATACGACGATCAGGGACATTTTCGTGACGAGAATAACCGTCTTACAACCCAGATAGCGGTATACAAAGTACTTAAATGCAGAGATTTGAAATGTACCAATAGGAATCCTCCTATCGAGAACAATATAAATAGTGAGGATAAGGAGGATAAAGATTGCGATAAAGAAGGCTCCCCAGATCCAAAAGGATAGGGGAGCTGGATGTAAAAACGCCTCTGTCACGCCTGTCACAGGTTATGATAGAGGAACAAGGTTAACAAAGCGTCACAAATATAGCAATAAAATCAAATAACAATGGCAGAGAAAAAATTACCTAGAGGGTTGCGAAACTGCAATCCCGGGAACATCCGGATCAACGGAGACTTGTTCCAAGGCGAGATACGCCCGAGCAAGGACAAATCTTTTAAGCAGTTCGAGACGATGGCGTATGGCTACCGTGCCATATTCCGGATCTTGCGTAACTATTATAACAACTATAAGTTGGAAACGATCTGCAAGATGATCGGTCGCTGGGCACCGGAAAACGAGAACGATACGGATTCTTACATTAAGGCCGTATCCGATTACGCCGGTATCCCGGCTGATGATCCTATCAACATCAACGATCGTGAGCAGATGATCCGGATCGTGGCCGGGATGAGCAAGGTTGAGAATGGGAGAGAGGCTGAAATGTCGGACGTTATCGCAGGATGGAATCTACTTTAAAAATATAAGACCTAACGCTGTAAAGGTAAGCGTAAAATAAGATGAAAAAATATATTGGAACAAAACAGATTGAAGCAGAACCTATGACAATGGGCGAAGCTTTTGAGAAAGGATTGCTTAAAGCGGGAAGAGTACCTAACGAAAGCGAGAAGTCAAATGCTGGATATCATGTGAAGTATCAAGACGGTTACGAGTCATGGAGTCCAGCAGAGCCATTCGAGAAGGCTTATAAGATCTGTGATACGTTTATGAATCGTCTCCAAATAGAATTGTCCGAATTATCCGATAAACAAGAAAAGCTAGGTAAGTTTTTTGGTACGGATATGTTCAAAGGATTGTCAACGCAAAAGCAAGTATTGCTACGTGCACAATTCGGAGCGATGGAAGCTTATAGGCAAATCCTTATTGAGCGCATCCGTATTGAGGGAATCGCAAAATGAAACCGTGGCAAGCAATATTAATACTAGTGTGCTTGGTAGCCAGTTTCACGGCTGGCTACCATATCCGGGGGGATGTGACTGATAAAGTCGTGTCTAAATCCGATACCGTATTAATAACCGACACGATCCATGACAGTATCCCGTATCCTGTTTACGAGACATTGGTGCAGACGATACCGGAGCCGTTCCCTGTTTATATCACGTTGGACGGTGACACGGTAAAGGAACCTGTATATGTTCCGGTACCCATAACCAGCAAGGAGTACAAGACGGATGATTACCGTCTGTCGATATCCGGCTATAAGCCTAATCTTGATTACATCGAGGTTTATAGAAGGACTGAGTATATAACCAAGACGATCACCCCACGTAGATGGGGAATCGGCGCGATAGCCGGTTATGGGATCGGAAAGCATGGCTTGTCACCCTATGTCGGGATAGGCGGGTTCTATAGGATTTGGTGAAAAAGGTTAAGCCCACCGAATCTCACGATCAAGCGAGCTTAATATTTATTTATGAATGCGTGCGGGGTAAAGCCCCTATTCCTTCTCTGATTCGACCCGGACGAAGGAAAACATAGCCAAGCCATGTGTGTTTATTCGGGGCTTCCCTTATATAACATGCGTGGCGTTATTTTGTTAATGAAATCTGCAAAAAAATGAACAAGGTCGAAAATTTTTACAGGAAAGTAATCGAGGCGGTCTGCAAGGAGTGCGGAACCGATCCGGTAATGATGTTTAGCAACAACAAGGAGAGGAACGTTGACGCTAGGGGAGTGGCTATAACCATACTGGCCGATCGCAAGTTGAGCGACAATATCATATCCGATCTGACTGGAATGACGAGGCAAGCCGTCAACCGGATGCGTAACTTGTACCCGGACAGGATAAGGAGGAGTTACTACCTGAGGAGGACGGTGGAGAGCGTCAAAGAGGAGTTATCCGGTATGGTCTGAGGTTGCGTTATGTTGTAAGGCATGTGATTTGTCTATGAAAAAATTTTCATATAACAAAATTTTTTGCGACATTTGCGGCGTAAAAGGTGATTTTGTAGCCTCGTCAAGTAACCAGCCTTGTCAGAGGCTTTGTTGTATACGAAAAGTTTCATTATGGAAATATATATGCCACATGCGGTAAATGATATTAGGATAGGAGAAGCCTTCAATCATCTATTCAGGATAATCCTGAAAATGGAGAATTCCGATGATGATGATTTCATATGGAACTTCCAATATACGGCATTTGTGACTCCATTTTTCTTATTGCCTCTTATGCTTTATAGAGATAAGTGCGGTAAGAATGTGGTTTGCAAGAATATATCGGACAGTGTTAAAAGCTATCTGGACTCTATTCATTTTGAAGGAGGTGTAGTAGCTGACAGTGTTAGTGATTTTCATAATTATATGGAATATTTTTCCATGAAAAAATATATTCCTATAATAAAGTTCCCGGGATGTAAAAGCAAGGATAGCATAAAAAACGATATACTATCTGTAGCAGAGAATATAATGATAAGGCAATTAAATATTGAAGGAGAGTTGAGAAAGGCTTTATCTTATATGCTGACTGAGACGATTGACAATATATCTGAACATTCAGAGAGTGAATTTGGTTATATATTTGCTCAGTATTATCCGTCAAAGAGTTATATAGACATTTGCATAGCGGATAATGGTATAAGTATACTGGGTAGTTATGTTAAGTCAGGCAAGGGAGGTATAACTAACGATGTGGAGGCTTTAAAAAGCGCGGGAAAGGGTATATCGACTAAAAATTTACCAGATACCGAGAATCGTGGTTATGGTATAAGTACTTGCAAGAGAATGTTGTCTAAGGGACTTGGAGGAACATATTTTTTGCTGTCTGGGCAAGCGTTTCATCTTATGTCAGAGGAAGAGACATCATATATAGGACTTCCTGATTATATAAAATGGGATGGAACTATAGTGGCATTAAGGATACCATATAAAGAGGAAAGGATGTTTAATTTTTATGAATATTTAGAATGAAGATCATGGAAAAGACAATTGTGATATCAGAATTGATAAGGGGAGAGCTTCGTTCTAGGACAGAAGCTAAAAAAATCTATATGAGGGCTAAGGATTTGAATAGCCCATGTGTACGTATAGATTTTAAGGATGTATATTTTATGTCTCGATCATTTGCGGATGAGTTATGCAATACAATAGAGGCTTTGGCCTTGGATAAAGTGAGGGTCTCTATGGAGAATGAGAGCGACTCTATAGATCTGATGATGAAAATAGTAAAAGGTAATAGAAATAAACCGAGGAATATGCATGAGGACAGTGAGGTTAAAGAATTTTCGGACATGGATTCATTGTCAGAGTTCCTGTCTACCATATAAAATTATTTCATGCTATATAAAATAGAATGATATGAAAAATTTAGATGAACCAAAAGCTAAGGAGTATGATGAATTCCTAGAAAGGAATAGTTTCGATAAATACTCAGATAGAAAAAAACATATATCTAGTCCAACCACGCTACAATGCATGTATTGGAAACAGGTGGAACCGGTAGATATAAAAAGTAACCAACCATAAAAAATAAGCCTTGCATAAATTAGGAGAAGAGCTCCTTTCCATATCATTATAAAGCCTCCCTTAAAAGGTAAAAGCGTCGTCAACACAAATTGGCGGCGCTTTTTTGTCTCATCCCCTTCCGCAAAGAACTAGCAACAACCTCGCAACAAGCTAGCAAGGAGATATTTATTTAGCAAAGCACTTCTCTGGATTTTTGTGGTGTCCGGGATAACCCGGATATGACCATAAAAAACTTCACATATGGAAGCAGAGAAAATCATTAAAGAGAAAGAGATCGTCCATGAGGATGAGCACAAGGATTACGCAAGCAAGGGCGTGGGTAACGCCGGCTTGACATTGGGTATCATTGGTACGGCTCTTGGAGCTTGGGCGGTGTCACGTAACCGTGGCGGCTTGTTCGGCGGTGGCTGGGGAGCCGGTATGCCGGAGAACGTTAACATCAACACGACCACAGGAGGCGGTGGTGGTTCCGGTGTAGGCGCTCCGACAGCGTTCATGGCTTGGGAGAAAGGCTGTGAGGAGGCGTTATCGCTTACAAACGCAATGTGGGGATTGAAAGTCTCAGGTATGCAAGCCGATTACGATCACCGCCAGACGGATATCGCCGAGAAATTCGCCTTGTGGAAATCACAGGTAGACGCTGATTTCGGATTGTACAAGTCACAGGTAGACGCTGATTTTGGTCTATACAAGAACCAAAGAGACCAGTTCGATGTCTTGAAGGCTCAGATTGATGAATTGAGGTGTCAGGTGGCTGTAGGTTCGGCGATTCGTCCTTACCAAGACAAGTTGCTTCAATGCGAGATCGAGAAGGCGTTCACGGCTAGTGTCAATTACACCGATCGTAGAACCTGCCGTATGATCACGGGAGAATTGGTATTGCCAAATACCCCTACGGTAACAGGCTATCCTAGCTACAATCCGTGCTCATGCCCGGCATCCGCTCCGGCACCTACGGCTTAAGGTAAAGTTAGTGGCTTGTGCTCCCTAGGGGGCGCTTGCCGCTTTCCTTTTTTTAACCACTAACAGTATTATCATGCAGACAAATGTTTTTTTAGGGGGGAGTGACCCTGTATTAGGTAGCAATCCTTATAATCCGAATATAAGCGAGATAGAAGCAAACATTCAGCGTCTCCAGCAAGCGCAGCAACAGATGGAGATCCAGAAGCAACGTATGCTTAACCCTTCTGCGCAACAGGCCCAAAGCCGTAATCCGGTGTGGGACGAGATAGATAAGCTCGTTAGCGAGATGTCGGATAGCGAGTTCGAAATGGTCAATAACAATCCGGAGTATCAACAGGCCTACCAAAAGGTAATGTCCATCCTTAACCGTGAATACATGCGCATCATGCGTCCGTTGGTGGAGGAGAGCAAGGACGGAAAGGCCGCCTTGGAGGAATTGTTGGGAATGGCCAAGAAGATAAAGAAATCGGCCTCAGAGGAGGTTAACAAGAACATGGCGTTGTTCGCTGAGTACACGGCCAAATACGCCGATATGCCATACGCCGACTTCCTTAAATTGAAGAATAGCGGAAAAGGAGGTAAGAAATGACACGTGAGGAAGGTATGCTTATCGAATTGATCGATAAGGTCAAGAGACAAGGGTATGCTATCAGTACCTTGAGAGAGGAAGTGGAACAATTAAAGAAAGAGTCCTATGGAACTAAAGCAACAAGCTCTAGAGCTAAAAAGCAGGCTAATTAACTCGGTGGAGATATGGGCGGAGGAAAGGGTTGACTCTTTCGTCTCCGGGAACACGGCGTTCAAGCCTCTTGGAAAGTATCTTAAAAGGGGTGTCCATAACATCCTCGTGCAAAAGGATAAGGAGATCACTGAGAAAGTGGAAGGATTCATGTTGTTTGCGGCTGACGAGAACGGCAATTACGATAAGGAAGAGTTATTCGATGACGCTATGAACGTATTCAAGAGCATGAAGCCGTATAAGTTCGAGCAAGGATTCTTGAAGGGTACGATCGGGGAGGGATCTATATTGGTGGAACTTCCGGATAACGCTCTTATGAATTTTATCCTAGGCGAAACGAACGCTATCCGTATAACGGAAGCGGATTTTCTGGAACTGAAATCAATATTCACAGAATAAAATAAATGACAGGGTATGAGATACAAGGAATTGATGAAGGACTATCATTCGAAAGGGATGGTATCCGAGAAAAAGATGTGGGAGGCCATATGCGAGCTGGACGAGGCTATGGAGTGTCTAAAAGAGAAAGATCCCGACACGTATGACGAGGCCATACGTGATATACATGAGGTTTTTTGCGGTCCTCATTATAATGAGCATTTCGCTAAGATGGACGTGGCGGCAATGCACCATAAAGGCAAGTCGGGGGAGGATAAGGGTGAGCACTGGAACATCCAGCAAGTAACCGCCGTCGCTAAAGGCATGAGCGTACCGGGCAACGCTAATATTTGGGATGTTTACGTTGCGCTAAATTCAGCGTGGCACGACAAGGAAGTAAAGTTCACGGAATGGTTCGGTCCGGATGCCGAGAAAAAGATCATCGAGGACGCTGTCAATTTCTACTTCATGGATGATGACGCTCCTGAAGGCAAGGTCTGGATTTACATGTGCGCCATGGATGACTAAGACACGATCACATAACAAGAAAAGAAACGATTCTGTAAGACGGGAAATAGACCGCCTTATAGAATCGTTGTCGTTCGAGCCTGTCAACTTCTACGAGGTTATGGCCCGGATTAGGCACTTGATGTGCCTGTTATGATATCTCTGAAATTAGGCAACTGCAAATAGAACGAGAATCTGCTTAACGGTCTCCATCGTTCAAGCAATGATCGGTTACACTCATTCCATCCATCTTTTCCGAAGCGGATATCCAAGGCATTAGTTATCTTACGCACGATAGACTGGATGTATGGTACATTTGCCCTGTTCCCAATGGAAGGGGTATAAATACATATTTTGTATATTCCTCCATTATTACAATCCCAGTTTCCCCTGTAAAAAGTGATATGGGCTTTGTCTAGTATCGCCTCGTCTGACAAGCTTATAAATCCGTTGTAACATCCGACGTACCTAGCTTCGAATACTTTTAATCCAGTGGACGATCGAAGAAGCTTTTTCAATCCTCTCTCGTCCCGGACAATTTGGCTTATTCCCATGAATTAATGATTATATAGTCCCCGCAATCTTCAATATACTTTATTCCGGCACTATCAAGAGTATTCTCTATGTCCACTTGGCACAGGCAAGATTCCGGTATGATATTGTCATACCCTTCCGCTGGGATAATTTTCGTGATTTGCGGGAAATGATCCTCTAGTTGTTTAGGGGATTGTATTTCTACATCTCCGTCGTAAATAAGTACGCACATGTTATTTAAATTATGAGCCTTCAAGGGAAGGCTCGGTTAATACTATTCCCCAAGATCGGGTATAGGCATCCAAAAATCATATTCGCTAACTATCATATCGGTTCTTTCGTCTTCGTTTACCCTCCACCAGATCGATTTCATAGAATAATACATAAAGCCGACATAGAATCTATATTCATGATATATGACAACTTCTGTGTTACATTCAGGCAACCGTTCCTCAACGCTTATCCATGGTGATTGCTTTGCCTGCCATTCGGCACCTGCTTTGAAAGCTTTAAAGCTGGCGCTTCTTACTGGTAAGCCTTTTGTTATATCACTTAGCGCAAATTCCTTTGCCGCTACTTCTACTGCTTGTTCCATTTCAATATCTCTTTCCATGTTTATTCTCCCTTAATTCGTTGTATCTAATTTTGTTATCGATGTGCCATAAGAGATCTATATACAGCAAGTCCGCATTAAGAAATATAATTACGATTGAAGCCTTGATTACTTCCGCTATATCCCCATCGTTGGTTAGGATAGATGTTAAAAAGAACATCCTCTCAGTAAAAGACATTTCCTTTAAAGCATCATCCCAGTCTTTATATTCCGGCTCTTTCATGAAATCTTAGATATCTTCAAGGCTGATATCTAACGCTCCTGCGAGATCCAGCAAGCGGATAACCGCATCGGCCATTTCATCGGATATCGTGTCCTTGACACATTTCTCAAATGCGCGTTCAAAACATTTGTTTTCATCAACTAAAACGGAATAACGGTTAAACTCACGCTCAAAAGTCGATATGCCTTTGAAATATTTTCCTTTCCTATCCGCTTCAACGGCCTCCGAAAGCCCTGTTATCACTAGCATCAGAAGATGTCCATTGCTCAAATCCGTGTCATGAAACCCATGATCGCATGCGCATTTGTACGAACGGTCACGGAGTGCGTTGAAATCAATCTTGCTCATATTTATTTTCTTTTTTAATTAAACCTATCACATATTCGCATCCTGCTTCAAACCCCTTGTTATATCCCATACTATCACGGCCCTTGAAATAAAAAGAACCTAAGCATAACATAAATCCTATTATCATCAATATGAGTCCTAGGCCGAAGAAGGGTTGGGAAAAAGATATATGGAAAGGCTTAAACTGTATTGTCATTCCGGAGGATAATATGAATATTACTGAAAGCATAATGACTGCGGGTAGTATTGCCTTAATCATTTGATCCTCCTTTCAGCAATTCGAGATTGTCATAAACATTCCCAATAACACTTCCTTGGCACACCTCAAAGTCTAGCAGTTCACATGGATTAACCCCATCTAGGGATATGCACCATCCTGTATGTTCATACAAGTCAATTACTTTGGGAAACTCTCTTTTCTCTTCATGTTTCCATGTTGAGAATATAACGGCATAAATACGTCCGCTTGGGGCTTTTATTAAATCCCCCTCGTAAATCTCCTTTCCGCTCTTGTCTTTTAGGCCAGTGTACTGGCCTATAGTTGTTTTATCGCACATAACTCCAGACAATCGAAAGAAGTGAGTATCACCTCTAAAATTATACTCTATCTCAACATACAGTTCATTCCGCTGGTCTATAATGCAATAGTCGTCGGCTTGAACCAATCCACCATACGCCCATTTATTATTATCAATACGCTTCGCTCTGAATTTAATCTCACGCATTTGATCCTCCTTTCTCTGTTAAATATTTCTTATTCAAGTGACCTCTCTTGATGAGCCACTCAATAGCGTCAATCACATTGTCCATCAAGTTCTCCTTGTTGAAGGAGTTTGCGCAAGTATAAGTATTGTCACCTTCCCCGTCCTCGATCCAGTCCGATGCGTACATTAACTCAACGAAATTTCCGGATAGGTAATAAACCATCCCGTCAATATCATCTTGATATGATTTAGGCATCATATCTATCAGCTTGGATAGAGACCAAGCCGGGCAATCGTCTTGGTATGAACGATCGTAATACTGGCTATCTCTAAGAAGTATAGTTTCTGTCAAAGTGTATGTCTCTCCGTATACATTATAGAAAAACTTTCCTTTTTCGTCTTTACGGATATCCTCCCATGGTGCTATATTACTTTCATCGTCAACATATAGTAAAACCATGTCCGCCGTCTCCGGTCTCACCCCGGCCTCTAATAGCCGGGATGATTGTTTTTTATTCGTGCATATTTGATTCATGATTGTTTATTTAATTGTTAAATCGGTCATTGAACATTATTTTCTTCATGCTTTATTTCTCCTTCTTGTTGATCGCCTCATGAAGCGAATTATACACCCGGGCGAATATTTTTCTTTGCTTTTTGTCTTTTAATGAATCGGCGAACTTGTGCATGACCATCTTCTTCTTGTTATCCCAGATTATCCGTGCCTTATCCACTCCGTCAACAAACAATATATGCGGATATTTACCCCATTGTATCAATATGCCATTATCGATAAGATCTGTGATCTCCTTTGGCATTAGCTCCTTATTACGGGCCATGCCTATGAGCTTACCTTCCTCTCGCTCTATGGCCGACTTGGTTTTGTCTATCTCCTTTTGGAGATTGGATATAGCGTTGTTCTGCCTATCCCATCTTCGCATAGTGGCCGGGCCGTTCCTCTTATCGTTAAGAGGTTGCCCGTTAGCGGAGGCTACATCCCCAAAGTGTTCGTTGATCTTTTTGTCTAATTTATCCTCTTTCTTTTTAAGAGAGGATTTTAGTATTTTTAGTCTACTCATATCTACCCCTCCTGAATAATTACACATTCTATCTCTTCGTCCCATGTTACATCCACCGGATCGTACTCATACTCTCCATCGGACGTGCGGATCATTACCTCCGCTTCCGGGTTTTGCTCTTGGAGAAGAGCGATTAGTTCTTTATTTCTCATATCAATTTGGATTAAATAGTTAATTACCCGGCTTTCTCAAAAGCCTTATTGAACACCCTCGGATCAAGTATAGCGTTCGTTATCGCCGTGAACGCCTTCACGATCTCGGGCTGCTCATTTAAGTTTATTTTCACGTCCTTCCCGGTGACCTCGCTTGATAACCGGTCACTTAGGAACTCTACCCTGCCCAAATCTAGATAGGACAGGGGATTGTACGCCAACGGGACGATCCCCCGCATCCTTTCGCCGAAATCGTATATCGTGATCCTAGACATCTGCGCAATCATGTTTATCGTGGATGACAAGGATGCTATCCTGTTCGCCGAACCGGATACCCCGTGATCCAGCAATATCTGGCTGATCGTGTAGTAATACCGGTCTATATGAGGCTGCACGTCCTCCTCCATGCTTTGCGTTATCTCGGCGAACGCCTCCTTGTTGGCCTTGGCTATCCGGAAGATGTTGGTGTTATAAGCGTTTATCCCCCTCTCGATAGCGTTGGCCGTCCGTTTTGCGTTATGCCTGTAGTGCTCGCTATTCCTTATGGCCTCCATGAGTGATACCGTGTAGTTATACACTTGGTCGTTCAAGAAAAGCACCATGTAGGTTAGCGAGGTGACAAGGCCGTTCGTGTCCTTGTCGATCTCTTCCCAATCGTTGTATTGTTTCATTCCTCCATCCTCCTGATCATATAATCAACAACGTCCTTTACGGTATGGCATCGTCCGAGATCATCATCAGGGATCAATATGCCAAACTCTTTCTCCAGCTCCATCAATATCTCTACCTCGTCAAGACTGTCCATCCATAGATCATCCTCCAGCTTGGATTCCATCGTAAGTGGCGTATCTTTGTGAAAAAGTCTACTCTTTATGATCTCAAATACTTTGTTTTTTATAGTTTCTTTTTTCATTGCTGTAATTATTTTTTATTGCTCTCATCATAGATGAATAGATACCTCTATCGCCTTGAATATCTCAAATGCTACTTGTGGGACGATGGCGTTTCCATAGGCTTTTATGGATTCTTGTCTCCATTTTGTGAAAGGAATGGCAAGGTAGTCCACATCAAAGGGTAACCCATCATCTCTTCCACGAACAGGGGGTTGAGTTGGGAAGTCTTTCCATCGTTTTGCTGACAATGCTGGCCAATCATTACTGGTATATTGCATAAGGCATCGTCTCTTCTTGTCGGATTCGGCAAAAGCCCTGATACAGCAAGATCGTTCAACTCCATTGTCCAGCCTTGCGATATTTTCCTCCTCGATCTCCCGTCCGTTATTTTTGAGCCATGTTTGTAGCTTCTCGCCGTAGGTGTCGGTAGTATCTTTTTGTAGGCCGCCTCCGGTAATCCCTGTTGTTTGCTGTTCGGTCCCCTTCGCTTGAAATCTTGTGCCGTTGGAGTGGGAAGTAGACTCACGTCCATGAATTTCGTTTTCCCGTTCTTGTCGCAAACCTTCAATCCTTGCGTCTGAACGGTCGGAAGCAATAAACCATACCCTGTCCCTCCTGTGCGGCGCTCCGACACCGCAAGCTGGAATAAGAATCGGCTGGACGGAATATCCCTCACGCTCAAGATCTCGGCAGACGGTCTCGATAACGTACTCTTGTTCGAGTATTGTTTCCTTGTCAGCCTTTTCAAACAAAGAGGCTTGACTTTCCACCGTAACCTCACTGCCGGGTTGTACCATGCTGGTGATTCCAGCAACGTTCTCACCAATGACCCAAGCGGGTCGTATCTCCCGTATTGCCCGAAGCATTTCCGGCCAGAGGTAACGGTCATCTTCCGCTCCCCTTCGCTTTCCTGCCGTTGAAAATGGCTGACAAGGGAACCCTCCTGTGAGTACGTCAACCTTCCCTCTCCACGGAGTGAAATCAGTTCTTGTAATATCGTCATATTGAATGCTTTTTGGGAAATGAAACCTCAGTACCTTTTGGCACCACTCGTTAATCTCGCAATGGAACAGGTTCTCCCATCCCATCCATTCGGCGGCAAGGTCAAAACCGCCAACCTAAATGCCAGAGAACAGAGATCCGTGAGTTAACCGGCCTCCTTCTCTGGCAAATATTCCTTTCTTATTTTTT